GGTATTTGGGTCGAGCATTGGTGTGATTACTTTCTTGAACCATTCACGAACTGCGTCCATAGTCATGTCGCCCATTTCTGCGAGAACATCATCGAGTGCGACTACTGCGGGGTGTTCTCCACGAATAGCAGACCCTACACCAGTCGCTTGAATCCACGCACCGTTTGTGAACTGGATTCTTTGCTTGTTTGATTTACGCTCATCAAGATACTTTCTTAGTTCGGGGTGTCGCCTCATATCTGTTTTGATTTCCTCAAGACGATTTGTTGCTTGTCGAATACTGGCGGAGAATAACCATATCTCCATAGGTTTGTTGTTGCGTTGCTCAAACAAAGCCATGTGCAGTAATTTGACACGGAGAGTAGCAGATTTAGAATGGGAACGGGGTGCGATGATGCAGACACGGTGAACTGATGCACCTTGCCTATCACCATACATATTGACCCATTCTTCGATATGTTCTCCCCATTTGTATTCGGGGGATAACCATTCGTAAAAATGGCGTATGTCGTGTTTTGACCTTTGAAAATTAAAGTTTGGAATTACCAAATAATCGCCACCGCTTACGGAATATTTTGTTCTGCTCTTTTTGTTGAGCCATAACTTCTTCTACATATTTTTCTAACTGCTTATCCATTTTTTACCACTCTCATATATCCGCAATATACTGGTCTACCTTCTTCGGCATTCCATACTTTGTGATTGTTATATCTGCATTCGGCAGTATAGCCGCAGTTTTGACACTGCCTAAGATTTCTATACATTAAATGCCCTGTCATGTTTAGTCCTCATGCGAAACTGGTGCAAAGAATGAGCCGATGTAACCTTCTCTTTTGTCAATCATGTATGCCGCTAAACCTGCGGTGCTTGTAGTGTAACCTGCTCTTGCGTGGTATCTATCGTGACCTGCGAGGGACGGCATTTGAATAATCAAACAACCATCACGCTCAGTAAGTCTTTGGTGGTGAAGGTGTCCGTGAAACCACACTCTATGGTCGGTTATACCCCATTCTCTCTTAGCCTCAACGGACATAAGAGCAGGTAGGCTGATTTTCTTAGACAATCCATCACCGTGAGTGAATCCGAGCAAGGTGTCGCCATACACAAAGTATCTGCGGTTGTTCGGGCTGATTGTGATTGTTACATCTTCGACACCTTCGTATGCCGCAGATAAATACATCATGAGGGCTATGGTGGAATGACGGTCATGGTTGCCTGCCATCATCACAACTTCGACAGGTGCTACTTGGCGGAGAAGGTCAATATGTTCTCGTGCCAGTTGACAACCTGTGATTAGAATTTGAGCAGGGCTACCGCACATATCTTGTGCAGTCCCCTTTGTTGTAGTTCCGTAGTCGTTATCTACATGAAACCAGTCCGAACCTGCACCGACATAGATTTTTTCGGGTGCTACGGCAATTCTCTCTACGAGTTTTTCTGTTTTTTCCATGAGTCGCTTACGAGCCTCTTCAAAGTTGTATGTTTCGCCTACTTCGTCCGACCAACCATGCTTACCCCAGTGAAAATCGGTAGGGCAAACTACAAGGGCGTATGGGGAACGGGACGCAGGCAGTTTGAGTTTGGGGACAGTCTTTGGTGCTTTTTCAAGTGTGCCTTTGAGTTCATCGAGTTGCTTCTCAAGTTCTCGCCACTTGATAGCGTCTTTTTCAATCAAGGCGTATCTTTTTTGAACTTCGAGGGTTGCGATTTTAACTCTACGACGCATAGCGATAGTTTCTAAACTGTCCTCGTCGCTAAGTTCAAACAGTTCTTCGCTCGCAAGGGGGATAGAGCCACGAGTGATTGAGTGGGTTCGTCGCCTGTAGGAAATAAAATCAATGGGGAGGTCGTGAGTGACCGCCATAGTTTCGACACGCATACCGTTTGTATAGTTGGTAATCATGCTTCGGTGCTTTTCGCCTGTAATCTCAAGTCGGCTTTTAGCCCAATTGTAAACATACAAATCTTCTTCTGCATTGTAGCGGTATTTGTTTTTATCATTCGCTTGGCGGATAAGAGTCATCTCCCAACCTTTGATTGATTTTTCGGGGTGCTTTTCGTGTAAAAATCGAGCAAACTCTAATCTGCTCGAAAAATCTTCTTCATCATACTGGTCAATTATGTCGTCCATTGGTAAGGAACAACTCACGCCAGTTTAAGAATGTTTTGTTTTAAAAAAAATTTACTCAAAAAAATTCGTGGGACTGGGCTGTGTTGCATATGCCTAAAAACTGAATTTTTGGCGGCAGTCAAATAAATTCTGCCAAAGAAAGAAGAAAAAATTACATCACTATCACGCTATCTTGTAGCACTCCTTGAGCCTCCTGTGTGTTCGTCTGTGTCATGTTACTCACTCAATTGTCTGCTAATTTTTTATCGTAATGGAAAGCATACCATTCGACAGATACTCTTGTTTCTTTTATCTCTAAGTATCTGTCAAGCATACAAGTTGCACACACGCATACATCAGTATCATTGTTGATTATCCTCAACATAACTTCATTCAAATGTAGTATGCCTTTTGCAGTGTTCACAACTCTAAACAACACATACGATTTCTTTTCGTGTTCCCATTCTCCTATTTCTACTGTCATTCTTTTTCTTACCTCCTGTTTTACTCACTTTCTGTCCTTGGACTATCATTCCTCTACATTCTCGATGAACACGCATTCATCAGTTTCAATTTGAATTTTGATTTCTTGTTCATCGCAGACTCTCATATGTTGCCAATGGTTTACTTGATAACCACACTTGATACATCGCTTATTCATATCAACCACTTCCACATATCCACACTCATTCGTATGAAACAAATGCCGTCTTCATCGTATTCAAAATATACCTCTTTGTCACATATTGCACACTCGTAGCCGCTTGAACCATCATCATAGTATGATGAGATTCTAACAGGCTCACAATCTTCACAATCGCAATACCTTGACATAAGTTTCACCAGTTGTTGTTTTCTATCCATGCTTCGCATGTCATAGCGTAGGGGTCACTGGGATATAAACCCTTTGTGCTTTTGCATCATGATTTTGATGATTTTTCATGAGCCGAGCGTGTTCCAGTGAGCAGGGCGGAGGTCGGACGAAATAATACATAATTAACAAGTAGTCTTGTATTAGGAACGAACTGTTGGGCGAAAGAGAGAGAGAAAGAGAGAGAGAGGTTCACCCACTGGATTGATTGAAGGGGGCGTGATGGCGGGAGGTTCAAACCTTCAACCGCCACCACTTCAAGAAGTTGGGTGTGTTGGGGGGGCTTGGAAGGGGGACGAATCCCCCAACCAAGCGACGACGGATTTTAACCGAGTTCAGCAAATCCAATAATCAAAACTCAAAGTTTGCCTGTGGGGTTTGCTATGCCGTTTTGTTGGCATTCTTTCTTAGTTCCTTTTCTTTCGTTGAAATAAACTAACTTGGCGATGTCGTGTTTGTGCATATGAACGCTCAAAACCAAAGCGTCAATACTGCCGATGACCGTATCTCTTGGGTGTGAACCATACCCGTATTGAAACGGACTGACAAACAATAACTTCATGCTCATGTCGTAAACTCTCGCACTGAAATATGAATTGCCGTTTCTCCTGTCAAACCATGTTACTATTTCAGCGATGAATTTCTTTTCTTTACTCATTTTTCTCACCTCCTAAGCCGTGACCGTTTCATCTTATCTGTTGCTCAAACCTTCCGACGCTTATCAAGTATATAATATGAACTGAGTGGCGTTCTCCCGCATATTATCTACTTATTCTATACCTATTATATTTTATTAAGTCATAGTAGAGAGAGAGAGAAAAAAAAGAAAGAGAGAGAGAGAAAAATGGGGGGCTTGCCGACCCGCCTAAGCGAGCCGACAAGCGACAACTCCTTGCGGAGAATTCAGAACCAGTGATTCAGTTCAACACTCAGTAGTCGAAGTTGACTTCTTCTGTGTTATCTTCGGGAACGACCCAAGCACTGTGGTAGTCATCACCATGTCGGAAAGCCGCATGGTCACTTGTCCTTGGTAGGTTATCAACGGCTGTGATGCCACTTATCCGATATTCGTATTTTCCAGTCTCCAAGTTGCGTATTCTTCGTCGTGTTGTGTTTTCCTGAGACATGGTAATCAATCGGTTTAGGGTTTTTTCTCCCATGTTCATAATGAAGAACTCAGTGTTGTTTTCCTGTGCCGCATTCATCACATCAGCCAATTCTTTGACTGACCAGTTGAACAGTTGCCCGATGGCATACCATTGTTTTGTGTTCGTTTGTTTCAACGCTTCGATGAGCGACTGAATGAACAGTCGCAACATCACAAGCGAGGTTGCTGTGTATGGGGTTTTTCTCATATTTTTTGCCTCCTGTCCTGTTCGGACAATTACTGCTAATCAGCCCGACCTATATGAACTTAACTCACTGGCATTCTCCTTTTATTTCCAGTAGACCTCACCTGCTTCCCAACAAGTATAGTATTAGTATGGGAGAGAGAGAAAGTGCTTGTGGGAGAAAGAGAAGATAATTACTTATTAAGTCTTATATCTGCGACGGCTCGCAGTCTTAGGAGAGAGAGAGAGAGAGAACCCTATCATGACAGGTTCAAAATGTTATTTTTTCGACTTTGGGCGGGTCAAAATCGGCTCAAAATGGGGGGAAAATTCGCCCACTACTGAACCATAGGTTGTATAGTCAAATCAGCCTTCAATGGCTTGCAGTATCACGGTTTTACGGGAGAATGCCACTTGGAAACCTTTATACTGTCGTGGGTTATCAGCAAAACGCTATCGGAACAAACAACTTACCCCACTCCGATAAGCCGACTGGGGAATTTCGCTACCTCCGACCTGTATGACGGGTCGGGCAGGGAGACTGGGTAGCATCAACCAAGACCTGCCACTGAAGGCAGTCACGATTCACGGTCAAGGTATGCTGAGAACTTTCAGTTCAATGACGCACACCAAGACTCCAATGATGAACGAACGGATACCATGACAACGAATAGGCACTTGTGCCGAATTCTCTCAACTCAAAAACCGTTTTTAGTGACTGGAATAGGGCAACTGGCAGGTCGTTTTCGATATACACGGTAGGCATTGTTTGAGCCTACCCTATCACAGTCCACCCTTGAATTAGGGAGACAACAAATGGAGGAATGAAAAATGAATAACATAACCCAAACAAGCGAAGATGTCGCTTACTTCATGGGCTTATTATGGGTCTTAGGACTCATGTTAGCCTGTGTGGTAGCGTATATCGGGAACAAACGAACAAACAACCTATACGGCAACCCAAAGCAACGACGAGTTGGCTTTGAGATTGAGACAGTTGACCCCACCTATGATGTGAATAGGTCACGCCTCGCTCAATGGCTTACTCGTAAGTTCGGTCTACGAACTGAGGACATGAACTACACTCATGAAGTTGTAGAACATACCAAACTTGTGACCGACGGCTCGCTAAGTGGTGGAACTGGAGTCGAAATCGTCTCTCCACCACTACATCAGCATGAGATTAGGTCTTACCTATCCAAGTTGACAAGCGGGATTCGTGGTATCATGGGTGTCAACCGTAGCACTGGACTTCATGTTCATGTTGAGATAATTGGCGATGAACAAGACGGCAGTAACATTGGCGACGAATCACGAGTCGTAGGGGCTGTCGCAGTGGCTTACGGCTACTTTCAAGATGCTATCAACAAGATGGTCTCAAGGAGTCGTCGTAACAATGGGTCATACTGTGGTGAGATGGGATACGCTTACAATTATTTCAAAGCGTATCGCAGTGGTGGTTTAGCCTTTGAGCGAATGCCACTACGAGATGCTCTCAAGAATGTGTTTAACATCATGCACGATTATGACTATCATCGCATGAGTGAACATCGCTACCAAGCCGTAAACCCCACATCACTGCGAAAGTATGGAACTGTTGAGTTCCGTCAACACCAAGGAACGACGAACCCGACCAAGATTGATGCTTGGTCACAATTCGTTATTCTGTTGACAGAACGATGCACTGATTTCACATCACTTGAGACTCTTACAAACTTCAAGCGTGATGACATCGGGCAAATGTTCCGTTGGATAGGACTCAGCCCACAAGCGAGCCTTGTCCGATACTACAAGAAGCGAAGTCAAGTGCTTGAAACTGGAGTCGTGACTGGTGTAAACGGTCAATGCAAAACCTGTAACTCAAACCGATGTGCTGGTGACTGCGTGACTCAAGAATCATACTCAGTTGATGACCTACGAGAGTGGGCTACCAATGAATATGGTATGATGGGATTCGTAGGACTGTTGTTTAGCCTGTCGCCTTTGGTGGTAGCCATCGCACTCATCGTAGGGTGCGGAATTGGTGCGATTCACAATGCGGGTGCGAAGAAGTTCAAACACAAGAACCGAGCAGTCGCACTGTGGAACAAACTCGCCATTCGTGGTGGTCAAGCATCGGGTGTGGCATGGCGTGACGGTCAAGGTAAACTGTGGTTCATCAAAAGCCCAGTTTCAAGCCGTCAACTATCACACAACCTACGAAAGCAATTGGACGAGGACGCATCAGTCGTTATCATGCACACAAGGTATGCGACACATGGTGTAAACAACAAAGCCAATGCACACCCACACTGGAGTTCATGCAACCGAATATGTCTTGTTCACAATGGCGTGGTTCACAACCACGACGATGTGTGGAAGGCTCTCGGACGAAAGCCAACTGGTGATGTGGATTCAATGGCAGTTGCCGAGGCACTTGCCGTTGGTGGCATCGAAGAGGTTGTCAAGCACTGTGAAGGCTCAATGTCTCTCATATGGCTTGACCGTGACCACAAGCATGACCTCAAGTTTTGGACGAATGGCGGTAATCCACTGGCATTCGGACGGCTTGACCACAAGACAAAGGGTGCGGTAGTCGTGGCTTCCACGATGGACATACTCAAGTCCACCATGGGTAAGCGGCTCAAATCAGCCTACGAGTGTGTTGTAGGTCGTGAATACACTGTCACAAAGGACGGCTCAATCACAAGCCGTGACATCGAAGGCAGTGAGGCAACGGCTCGCACTTTCTATGACTGGCGAACTTGGAGTCGTGGTTCATACTACGATGATTGGCAACCGACCAAGCCACTCAAGGCAACTGGTAACGCTGACAACTGCTCACTACCTGCCAAGACAACCTCGGTTGAATACCCAGAGGACGATATGCCTAACGAAGATGTGATTCACTTTTGGACTGAGATTCTTAGAGCAACTGTGAACGGCATTTACGATTGGCAACCTTGGAAGTCAATTGTTGATGAGAAGGTCACATACCACGGTTATGACGGCTTCACCAATGAAGGCATTAGACCCGACGGCACGATGTATGAGTGTCCTCATGTGGTTCAATACGAACACGCATCAAGCCCAGTGCTTGAGAGGTTGCTCTACGGTCACTATGACCCATTGACTGCCGAAGTTTGAGTTAGTTCGTTTGATTCCCAAACAAACAACCAGTTAGTGACTTAGATGTCACTTTGTTCGACCGTTTTGTGCCTCGGCACAATCCACTAAATGAGGGGCTTGGTCGCCCCCACCCTTCAAACAGTCAAGCACACATCTTGAGTGTGCGAGACTGGGAGGAATACAAATGACAAAAATACAGTGGAAGCACTGTGAGAAGTGTGGTAAGAACACACGCCATGAATATGACCATGGAAGCCAAGCGTTTGAATGCACAACCGAGGCTTGTGAGGTCGGTTTAGTGGCAGTGTGGAAAACCAAGCAACTTGCAGGCAAAACACAATATTGAGTGGCGGGTCGAACCGTCACAACTTAGCAAAGCAAACGAACAAACGGGAGAGGCAGGCAAGGAGGTGAAACGCCTGCCCTCCCACCCGTTTTCCACGAGCGAGCCATCTGCCGATGTAGGCAGGTGGCTTTTTTTTATCGAAAAATTTTTTCACAAGTAGTCTAACAGTTATGTAAGACTAAAGACTTAGAAGAGAGAGAGAGAGAGAAGAGAGAGAGAAAGAGAGAGACAAAGACTCCGCCCATGCAAACCAACCCACCCACCCCTCTCTCGTGAGAGAAAACTCAATCACTCAACAGTCCCATCAATCAAGCGGCACTTCTTTGTGCTTACCACATACCAAACAATCATACACTGAAACTGGTTGCTCACCCTCGAAATCCAAGTAGATGTGCCAATTGTGTGAGCAATTGTTCATTCTTGTCGCCTCCTACCGAATACAAAATCCACCTTTCCTGTCATGCCCTCTATGGCAATTGAAACAACAATGAATTCGTAGTGAGGGTAATCTTCCCGAAATATCTCAACGGTAGAAGTTTTAGTGCCTTTCTCATTTCTTCCGAACGAGTAGTAAGTTTTACCGTCCACCTCGACTTCCAACCCCCTGTTGTTTCTAAACACCATGTCTGTTTTGCTCATTCTTGTCGCCTCCTGTTAATCCAACCTACCTCTACCATGTCGTCAATCTGCACTGAGCATTGATAACAGTAGCCAAGATGTAGGGTTTTTTTCTTCGTTTCGTCCTTATTCGTAATGGTGATTACTTGCTCGTAGTTGCCGCAATCACCACATATACATTTGTTAGCCATATAGTCGCCTCCAATCAATCCTAACAGGTGGTAGTATATAAGCAGTTGGGTGTCCCATTTTGGCGATGCCAATACCTATCATATATTAAGACATTAAGACTTAACACGAGAGAGAGAGAGAGAACGGGAAGAGAGAGAGAGAAACTTTATTAAGACTTAAGACTTGGAGGGGCGAGGCGGGGCAGGTAAGAGAGAGAGAGAGATAAGACTATAAACTGTCAGCCCACCTGCGTTGGAGTTCGGGCGAGAGAGAGGGCAAATTTGCAGTCCACAATGTTTATAGACCGACATATTACCTGCGTTGGCGAGCGAGGGGTGTATAAACTACGGCAAAATCACGGCAAAACGGCACAAAAACGGCACGAAACGACGAAAAGCGGGGCAAAATGCCGATAAAATGTCGAAAAAGTGTGCGTGTGGGTAGGTTTCCCGTCGGTTTTCGGCAACATACTACCATATTCCGACCATCAATCTTGAAGTATCGCCCTCCGCCCAGTCCGTTCACCTGCCGTCGCCCTGCACGACGCACTCATAGGGGGACGAGAACTGCAAATCTGTGGTTGCCCCGTCGAAATGCCTCGCAGTATCACAGTTTATGTATCAAACTCCGCCTACCAACCCTTTATATCCTATGACTTACTCGTTGATTTTGTCGGAGGAATAACAATGACGAATTTGAAAATGGAAACATATTGTAACAGATGCGAGAAAACAACAGAAGTAGAGCCACACTACCCTCATGGTGCGAAGTTTTGCGTATGCGGGACTGGGCTTGCCATCATCGTTGATGGCTACAAACTCGGTAGCGGCAACAGAACACCACAACACATAGAGGACTTCATGCGAAGCCTAAAAACATGGTAAGGAGGAATCACAATGAGTGGGTATCACATGCAACAAACAGGAATATGGATTAAGGACAAACAGACGGATAAAACGGTAGCCGAATGGGTAGGTGCTTTGCACTACCTCGATGAAGCAAAGGGTCGCATTGACATGATGCGAACGAGGGCAGAATGGTGGGAGGACATAGAGGGGCTTGACGAGTGGCTCAGCGACATGACCTACGACTTCGACCCCGACCACAAGGGAGTCGGCTTCAAGTGGCTCTTTAGTGATGATAACCGCCTAATCATTGTGGTGTGCGACACTAACATTGACCGAGAGGTAGAGTCACCCGTAGAAAACAAATCGGTGCTTGTGGAGGACAGTAGAAGCCTAAGCAAAGCCATACTGCACATTTGCAGAACGGGTAAGAAGGGACAATACTACACCCTGTATCACGAGGGAATCATCGAAAACGGGCATCTACGCAACTACTTCTGTGATTACAACGGCAACCTCTCGCTTGACTTGGAGAAGGCATACGACAAGGCACTCGAACGGTTTGAGGACATGGTGAACTCCAAGTTCTACCGTGTGGTCGAACTGCAATACTGGGAAACGCCCCGCCAAATCTACAACAAGATGGAGGCGTTCGGCACTGAGTTCAAGACCGCCAAATCGGGTAAGGTCATGTGGGCTAACGCCACCCAAGAGTTTTGGACGCTATGGCGTGAGAAGAAAGCCGAAATCAAAGAGGCGGGCTTTTGGGTCAAGAGAACCGACAGTGGCGACTGGCTCGTGTTTGTCAAGTGCGACCCCGAATTCGCCAACCATCGTTGAGGGCAGAAGGGTTGATATAGGAGTGACACTTAGCATAGAATGAAACGGAGGAATACCAATGGACGAAAAAGAAATGAAACTGATACACAACTACAAGATACTACGAACCGCACAGCGAATCGTAGAGGACATGAAGATAGCGAACTTGTTCGGGGATAGCAAGGAGAGTTTTCTCTACGCTACCGTGAGCGAAGGACTGGCTATCTTGGTGCGAGAAATGAATGAAAGGAGATTGAAAAAATGAAATACCAAGAAGAATACGACGAATACCTTGACGAACAACCCGATGTCATCATCGGTAGCCTGTCATACGCACCCTCAAGAGTGCTGAAACTGGTTGACCCAATCGCATACAGATGTGGCTACGATGACTTCGTAGACTGGTTCAAAGGAGGCGAAGAAGAATGAATTGGTGCGAAATTGGAAACAAGAAAAAGGGCTACGAAGAAAACCCAAGGCATATGTCGTTTTACGACTGGGGCTACGACGAATGCCCGATATGTGCCAAGAGGATTCTGCCATCGGGAGAAGAACACAAAGAGCAAATCACGAAACTGGAACAGGAATTTCTACGAGAAATCACATACAGCGACCACTCGACAGACGGGAACGGATTCTGTATGTGGCTCAGTAGCGACGACTACCCTAAAGAGTGGCTCACCCGAATGCGAGGCGTGATGACCTCTCTACAAAAGAAGGGCATCATCGGAGTAGACAACTCGATGCTCTATCAAGAGCCGAGGGCGACATGGATTTGGATTAACGGAGACTATCAAGAAAGGGTGTCCGAAGAGGAATACGACGCTCTCGCTGAGCCGTTTAGACTACCGCCCGAAGAACTCAAATGTGGGGGAACTATCGTCGGACGCACGGACTGGGTGGCTCTACGACAGGCTGAGTACGACACTCAAACCGTCGTTTCGACAGGACACCGCTTGAAGAACTTGGAGGTGGCAGAATGAAACACCGAAGTAACGGACAGGGTAGTGGAATATACATGACGAAGTATTATCGTCACATCGAAACAGGCGTGATTCACAAAGTCAAGGACGAGCGATGGCTCGTTAGAACGCACGACAAGAAACTCATGCCATACGACGAACACACACTCGCCACTCAGTATTATGAGTGCGACCATAACGGACAAAGGGTTGATATAGTAGTAACCCCTCGTCTAAATCAAGGGGGCGACCCCGACTCAACAAAGGAGGAATACAAATGAAGAAGAAAATAGTAAAAAGGAACAAAATGTGGACAGAAAAATTGAACAAGGCTTGTCAAGGGACAGGCTCGATGGTCGAGGTTGGTAGACTCATTACCATACTCGACAGTGGGTTTAACTGCTTTGCACCCAATTACTCAAACTACGAGTGGTTGCCAAATGCAGTAGCAAAAGCAGATGAGCAGGTCATCGAGGCGATTAAGTCGGACGAACAGGAGATTGTTAAAATGAACCGTTGGTTGTCAGCCCATCAACAATTCTACGGAGAACTTAGCGATAGGGTCTATGTTGCCGAAGCAATAAGATACCGATACAACTATCGCACAAATGGTAATCAAACGGATTTGAAGAAACTGTGGAGTGACACTTTCAGTAGTGAACAACCCGACATTCCCGAAGATACCCCGCATATCATCAAGACTGAATTGATGCACATCAAATATTCAAGCGTTTGGCATAGCCTGTCAGGTAAAGCCAACTTTATACGAAGCGGCTCTCATGCCCCAAAAAACTACAATTTGCCCGATATAACTCTAAGAAGGGTAATAAACGATTTTGAAAGATACGGACGAGGCGAGTATGAAGGGTCGTTGAGTCACATGATGACCTCACTAAAAAATGCGATTACTGGTGTCAAGCAGGTAAAGAGCCTTTTCAAAGTCATGGATAGAATGCTACGCAGTGTTAGTTCGCACGAAAAAATCTACATCACTTCTCGCAAAAAATGGAATAACGATGAGGCATATGTCTACATTATTGACGACCCGAACACACAAAGACTACCCAAGCATTACCGACGATACAACCTCAGCGAGAGGCGTGATGCGTTCGGTAGTGACTGGGGCGGATTGTGGCTACAAGATATGGATAAATTGTTGTCGAAGGCTCAAATCTTGGTCACGAAATACACAATGGACGCTGAGATTGTTCGACTCCAAAACCAACAAGCCAGTATCGAACATAACCTTCAATCGCAAAAATCAATGCTCAAAACCTACAACATTGACTACGAGGCTAACACCAGTGACGAAGCCAATGAATTGAGACAAATGATTGATTCATTCAACTCAAAGATACTAAAAGCGGATTCGAGGAACACACCATTCAAATACAATAATGTTATTGTTGTTGGTAACATTCTCTTGAAAGGCTCACAAGGACTGGATAACTTGAAAGCCAGTATCGTATACGCACAAGACCGTATCGAGAAGTTGAACGGAGAATTGCACACAGTTCAAGAGCAACTCACCGCATACGGTGTCATCTCGGAGGAAGAGTAAGTTTATATCCGATGACTAAGTGGATTAAATTGAGGGATAACCATGAAAACCTACAAAGAATACCTACAAGGAATATACGAACCGATGACACAAGAGGACATTGATGCCTTGCACGAGGCACTCGATGACGGAGTGGACGAGCAACTGCTCACGGAGATTCGCTACCTGCGTTCTCTACTGGCAGAAGCATACTGGTGGATTGGACGCAAAGCACCACCCAACAGTTCCATGCCGAAGCGATACCGCCACCTCATGCAAGAGGCGAACCGAATCAAGACTGAAATCAAGGAGGCGAAACAATGAACATTTTCGTCCTTGACCAAAACCCGATTCGTGCGGCTCGAATGTTGGCAGACCAGCACTGCTCTAAGATGCTTGTCGAATCAACACAGATGCTTGCGGGTGCGTTGCTAAAGAACGGTTGCCCGTCCGATGAGATGCCCCTCACACAAAAGGGGACTCACTACAAGGGTGCTTATCCGAATCACCCCTGTTCGATTTGGGCGGCAGAATCAACCGAGAACTTTGCATGGCTATGGAGTCACGCTATTGCGATTCTACAAGAATACAAGAAGCGATACGACAAGACAACGCATGGTTGCGAGAAACCACTCATGCAGATGCTTGACTTGGCTTCAATCTACATGGAAGATGTCGGTTGTGGCATGACACCGTTTGTTCGTGCCTTGAACCAAAGCAAAGGTGAGAACCTCGACCTGCTCGATGAGAGCATTGACACCGTGACCGCATATAGAGAATTCTACATTCGTGACAAATCACGATTCGCTACATGGGAACGAGGCACATTCGCACCGTCATGGTGGCGTTGGGGATATGTCAAGGGCAGTGAACCACAAGTCACCGAGACTCGCACTGCGAGACAAGTATTCATGGAAGATGTCGTGGGTTCAATAACGGTGGAGGTTCAGCCTGCTGATGACTGGGACGACTGGGTGGGGGATTTGCTCGATGAGTAGTCAAGAATTTCTCGTGTTTCAGCCGATGGCATCTAAGTATGCCGAGCAACACATGATATTCGATTGGTCACAAGACAAAATCATATCCAAGGTTTGCGAGATGCTCGACGCACAGGTAGTAGAAGAATACCCAATTGAGACTGAGGACATAACAGACATTAGAATCTACACAAAGACACAGGACGATAGTTCGGAGGACTACAATGAATGGATTGCCAAGACCTTCATGTATCAATATGACACTGCGATTGCTCTCAAGGGCGACTGCGTGATTCATGTTCGATTGAAGGACTTGAACGCCCGATGACTTTATATCCTATGGCTTCGTGGCTTTAATTGGGAGGAACGAAAATGAAAACCAAACAACTACAATTTGATAACGGAGTAGCGGAGTTCCGCTACGAACAGAACTATGTCCTGTGTGTGTTGCACCCCAACCCACACCCGAACATAAACGACTTTGACATGACCATACCACTGTATGCAGAAGTCAAGGAGTGGCTAAGGGAACAGAACCACAGGAGATACTCGACACTAAGATATGTTGATGGTGAAACTGGTTTCATCATCTATTCAAAAAAGGAGGATTAAAAATGAGTAAAAAAATAGTAGAATGTCCAGTGTGCTATGACCCAATCATAGTCACCTTTGAAAACGGATTCGCAAGGGTTTTCAAAACCTGCGATTGTAAGACAGGAGATGTGACAGATGATACCAATTAGATGCAAAGAATGTAACTGTAAGGTTGCTCTTTCACCGCACTGTTTGACACCGAGAGTAGTCATTTACTGCTTGGGGTGTGGTCAACAATGAGCCACCCTAAGCAAGACTGTGGTTGCGAATGCCATGACGATAAGAAGCACGACACAACCTGTGTCCTGTGCTACGCAGACATGGACGAATGCCCTTCGTGTGAGGGGCTTGATTTCGAGGACACGGACGGACTTTGCATGGAATGTAAAAGGGAATACGCAGGTGAGACTGCCATGCGTAACGAAATACGATGGAGTAGATTGTAATGAAAGAACAAGATAAAATAAACGAGATGAAAAAACAGACAGACCCACTAATCGAAGCGATTAGAAAATTCTTGGGGGTGACAGAATGAGAAAAACCTATGTCAAGGATTGCGTGGTGGCAGGTTGCTTTCAACAAGTAGAAGTGACCACTGCCTATGGCATCAACCGATGCGGTAAGCATGGTGGTAAAACATACAAGTTGAACAACACGGTCAAAAGAAAACAAAAGAAAAAGCCGAAGGTAGATAATCTCATCTACGAACAGAAGGTTGCAGTGGAGGGTTGGTGATGCAGACAAACAAGAAAGTCATTCGTAAGGTGGTTATCAAACCTCCCGAATTGACCGAGGACGAGAAGGCTGACATCATTGTAGCCTTGTGGCAAGAGGACTACGAACTAATGCTTAGGCAGGTGATGGAATGAGGCGTATGGCACTTGAATGTCATCAGTGTCTTGGAAGGGATTTTAGACCGACCTTGTTACTCGATAGAACCAATAGAAAAGCGATGGAAGTCAAATGCCTCGCTTGTGGTTCAAAGCGTCTTTTTGCGATAGGTGATAAGAAGTGACAGTGATAACATTCGTTAATCCGATTGGACTTTTTAGGGGCAAGTTCGACTACGAGAAACCTGCGGGTCTATACACTCAGCCATTGGGATTGTGTGGGCTGTGCGGTTGCACTGGTGTTCTTGCAGACCTAAAAAAAGAATACGAGATTGGCGACCCCTACACTTTCGATATGAGTCGGGGCAGTTTGTTGCCGACGATTCACTATCTTGAAACCAAAGATGGTAAGAGGTATGATTTCCTGTGTATTGATTGCACAGATACAGTCTACAAGCCATCTAAAGAATCGAAAGACGGGAATACAAAGGAGGACTGGACTTAAACATTTAAGTAGTGCCGAGCATACAGGATATAACGGGGGCGGGGTTGAAGTAAATCACTTTGTTCGTTTCGTGATTATTTCTCCATATCCTCCTGTGTGCGTCTGTGTTCCCCTCACAAATCAACACCCGCCCCCACCCACTTTCAAAAAAATAGGAGGACTAAACATGAGTAAAATATTTGAACAAAGAGTAATAAAACTAATGATGCAACACCCCGAAGGCTTGTCGTCGTATGAAATCTACAACAAGTTGGCTGATGAACCGAGAAACTCCCGATGGTTGCCGAGTAGGAATACCATTGGGTCGAAGTTGGCAGGTATCGTCGGGCTTGACAAGATTGATACTGCGACAGGCTACACTTCTGTTCTAAGCAGAAGCGTTGCGGTGTGGCAACTTGACATACAAAGATACAATACTTGGAGGGGTATCGAATGAAACCCAACATCGTATCTACCAAGAACATGAAAGTAATATCAGCAAGACCATACTCTCGCAATCACAAGGGGGTTCTCGTGCAGAATCCATCAATCGAGATTGAAGAGGGCGGTAACACATATTACTTGACTGGTAAAAAGATGATGTGGCATTTCATTGATACGCTTTTCAATGAACGGCTACCTCGATACGCTTTCGAGGACGACATCTTTGCACCCAAGACAGATACGCCTTCGATGTGGGCTTTGCTTAACGACTTCGTTAAAGATGCTTACCAAGAGGGTAATGAGTATCTAATCTTTTATACTGGCGAGGACAATCCGATAGTGCAAGGAATACACAACCTAAGTGGTCGTGCGTTGTTGACTGAATTGGAGACCGTAGGTTCTTACATTGAATACTTCACGAGACAACAAGGAGAGCGTGGGTTCTTTGCGTATAGAGATTCTAACGGTTGGGCTATTCGCCAATCAATCAAGTATCGAATCGGTCACGCTACGGCTGAACTAATTGACTTGGGTAAGAATGTCATTTATGTGCGTATGTATGGTCGTTCTGCCGACGGAATCACCGAAGGGGTAGATTACCCAAGGACAATCAAAAAATCGTGGAGTGAAGGTGCTAAGAGGGGCGAGATTCGTGTCATCTTGGAGAAGTGCGAGAAGTATTATCCCAGTGCCGACTCATGTAAGTTTGAATTGGAACAGGGCAATATGCTGACAGTTGAATACGACCAGTTGCTTTACCGAAGGAGGATTGGAATTTAGATTATAATACTTTGGGAATTAAGTTGAATAATTTAGTTGTTACTGAAAAAATAAAACCGATGGACTGACAAGCGATTCAAGGGAATTAAGTTTTTTCTTCATAAGGTTTAGAAATAAAAGACCACCTTACTACTACTTACTATACCTATTACTTATTATTTAATTTAAAACTCTAAAGGGAAAAAAACTAATTCAGCAAAATGCGGAACAGTATTGCGTTTAATTTTTTTTCTTCAAACAAAATTATTCAACTTAATTACATAAGTATTATATACTGACGATGGAAGTAAGATTATTATGATAACACAACACGGAACAATTGACATATATGCCACGGAACAATCGCTTACTCACATCAAAGACAATGTGAAGCAAGCAATCATCTATGTGGAGAATGAATATGGTGGTGCTACAAGCATCGCCATAGAAAGTATCGGTGCAGAACCAACAGGTTATATTGCTACTCATTTGATTAGCAATATGGTTTTCAACCAAACCGCAGAATACGATTCATTCGGGTGGAAGATTTCGACTTACGATGATAAAATCATCATCAACATAAACGAATACCCCAATACACCAATCTATCCGCTTGAAGAAGCAAGAGGCACTTGGATTTACGCATACCCTCCGATTCGTGACTTGATTACATGGCTTCAATCAAACGGAATAGAGGACATCACATACCTTGCCGCTACTACTATTCACGAACTGGTAGAAGGCGACCCGTTTAGACAACGAGAGCAACACGAAATACAAGTTGTTGATTTTGTAAGCGATGATTTTTCCGAGATAGAAGAAGGTAATCATCTCTTCATGAATCCGCCAGTTTGGATTGTGCTTGAAATCGCAAAGAGACTTTTGTTCAAGACTGCCAAAGGTGTGTTTGTAGGATTCGACAAGGACGAGAAAGTAAATGTCGGTGGTGCTGAGGCTATCGCCAACTATCTACAAGACAACCTCGGCATTTCCTACACGAACGATAGCATGGAAAAAGCAATTGAAAAATTGAAAGAACAGATAAAAGCAGGGGAAGATATGAGGGCTGAAATCGAAGCCCTTATGAACACGAAGCCTGCGAACAATACAATGTGGGGCTGAATATGAATATTTTCAAGACTATGGAAGAGTATGTTAATCGAAATCATTACATTGATGTCGAGGATAAAGTGCCTGTGTTTATTTGTTCAATTGGAACACACATCTTCAACGGGCTGAATAAGTGCGGGACTTGTCCCTTTGAGCCGACAGAAGATTTGGAAGGGTTCGCAATTGATTCCTGTATTCTACGGCATGACAAAGCACCCATCTATACACCGATGAGCCATGTCGCTGATACAAGGCTACACATTATTATGCGTGGTGTCAAAGGTTCGGGTAAATCTATCCTCATCAATCTGTTTCTCAGTGAAAAAACTGGGCTACTAAACAATAAGGAAAACGCAGAACTGGGTATCGGTTTTAGAACTGACATCGGGGCTAACTCGATTACAGAAGCAGGTATGTTCGGTTCGGTCAATGAAGATGGCGAAGTAGTCGGTAGACCGCTTGCTCGTGAAATGTGTGGTGGATTCCTCGGCTTTGAAGAATTCTCATCACTGATTGATGCAGGTAAGAAGGAACATAGCACTGACATGACTAACCAACTCTTGACTTCCACCGACAACGGCAGGGTCAAGAAAGTAATGAAGTCGGGTTGGGTAGAATACACTACCCGATACACTCTATGGGCGGGAACTCAACCTTCTCGATTTGAAATGGAGTCGGGTCTTGACCGAAGGTTCTTTGTCATTGACATTGACATGACTCCCGACAAGGAACTCAAATACAAACAGGCTCAAGCAAGACAATCATCAATGAGTCCAAGCGAGCGAGCAGAACTCGTCGCTATGGCTGAGAAGATTCGTAACTTCTTTACCGAGAGGGCTATGGAGGTCATCATGAACCCTCCGAAGTCAATCTACTTTGAAGATGGATTCAATGAATGGTTGTTCCGTCCCGAAGTGCGAAGCCACGAGGCTGATTTGTTTCGTCGTTTGGCTCTCGGATATGCTATCATGTCCGAGGACTACGACGGTGGAGATGTGCTTCACATCTCTATGACAGATGAACTACGAGATATTCTCGACAGGTGTTTGCAGATGCGTAGAAATGTCATGGATTCCGACTTGAATCTAATCAAGACTGCGTTTTGGAATACTCAAATGAGCCGTTCCCAACTTATCAAAGAGGTAAGTCGCATGATTACTGGTGGCGACTACCAATCAGCGAAGCGATGGATTAGTGACAACCTACTCCACCAATCGTGGTATTCGGAGGAAAAGTCCGATAACGCAGGGCGTGGTCGAAAAGGTGTCGCTATCTACATCGGCAACAAACCAGTAGAGGCAACCAAGGAGTTGATACAATGACAAGAATGAAGAAAAAAATATGGAAAGACTGGCTACACGAACACTTGACTGAGACTGGTGGCGAAATGAATGTTCACGAAATCGTGAACTATTTGCTTACAGTTAGAACCAAACGCACTAACACCCCTTTGCGTGAGATACCGAGCAAAAACCAAGTGAGTCAAAAGTTGAAAGGCGACAAGCGGTTCATGTATGAGTGGAAAAGAATAAATTCTTTTGAAGTAGGTGGCTACGAAATAATGGTTTGGAGGTCTAACGATGCCTTTCAAAATTAAGTTTCGACTCGCTCGTGACAAAGCCTACGAAATACTCAAGGACTCGGAAGAGCCTATGAGATGTAGCACCATTCTTGAACAACTACAAACGCACTACACTAAACGATGTCCCTCAAACACTAATCAGTTGAGCAATCTTTTGAGGCTCGATGATAGGTTTGAGAGCGTGAAAATATATCAATACGACCCCGAAACCGCACAGGGAGGACTATATGACTTTTGGAGGATTACCGATGAGTGACTGTCCCGTATGCAACTTGGCTAATCGTCGTGAAGTTGAAATCAAACTTCATCGAGGCGAAATATCGGGAACTTTCTTGGAGACTAAATACCGTTGGAATTGGGGCGTTGTGTCAACTCACATGGAGGAACATTTAGAATACGACCCAGTTGAAGCGAATCGTATTGAGAAGTTGCGTGATGAATCTATCAGCACTCTTAATGTAGCCGAGAATCTCGTGCAAAGGCTCGTGGGTTGGGTAGACGAACTCGAAGAACGAAAGGCAGAAGAAGGGTTGACTACTGAAATCATTGGTGATGCCACCAAACTTTTCTCACAGGCTCAAGGGTTCTTGAAACTCATCGGTCAATTGAAGAAGGAGATTGGTGTTGATTCGCAGTTGCTCTTGGCAGATAAGAAGGTAGACATGGTAATGGGTATTCTTGTAGAAGTTCTTAGGAACGAACCAGTGTATCTTGACCAAATTCAATTGCGGTTGGCTACGCTACAAGCACCTACGCACATCATTGACGACGCAGACTTTGAGGTAGTTGATGAAGATTAGATGTTTGACCTGCAAGGCTCAGTTGACAAATCCTCAAGCGAGGTTTTGCTCAATCTGTATCAGTAGGCAGGCACTTTTAAATTCATTTTATGAAAGGATATGGAGAGGATATATTGGTTCGAGATTGGAGGAACAAGAGTAGACGAACTCTACATACAAGACCTATTTATACTGACGAATTCCCATCTTTAGCGAAGGCTATGTGTGAGGACGGATTAACTCTTAGGCTTGTGAATAAAGGTAATGGTTATGAGTGGCTTGTTGCTGATTACAAACTCCCGACAAGTAGTGTGCGTGATGTGTGGGATTTAACGCCCCATCAAATGCGACGATTTATTGATTGGGCTATCGAAAATGATTCGGAGTTGATTTCATGGGAGTAATTATTTTTACAGATGACGATACAAAATATCGAAAGGGCGATTACATTTCTATGTATGGCGAAATGACAATCTCTCCCACCGCACCCAATACTACATTTATCTACCACCCAAGGCAGACTTTTACTGAGAAGGACGCTATTTACTGGGCTGATGTAGTCCCGTTCCGAATGGTAGTCGTGACAAACAAACTACCTAAGTTGACTGATAAGAGCAAACATTGTGTCATTGTAGACCAACAACTCAAGGTCAAGCAAGACTTGTATCGAATGACTCGTGCGGTTCTTTGTTGGGCTGATAGGGACAGGGCATTCAAGATGATGGGTCAACTACCTATCCCTTATGTCAACGCCTTTCTCAAAGCCAATGTGAACGACATCGAGTTCGGTAGAATTCTCGCTCGATGCAAGTTTACTCTTGCAGATGATTACACGAGAGCAGTTATTTCCTACGGTGTCAAGCCAGTCAAGGAGTTCAAGAACCCACAGAAGAAGTCGAGCAACGATTATATACTGCCGAGCGATGTTAGACAAACAGACAAGCACATGGAAATCATCATCAATAATGATGTTGTGGTTTCAAACGCCATAAGGCGTGACGAACCCGAAGTGCTTCCGTCTAAACTCCCTAAGAGGAAACAGAAGGTGATAGAATGGATATGAAATACTTGTTTGTATATGGAACGCTAAAGAATGGAAAGTCTAATCACAATGCGTTCTTAAGTGACGCTAAGTTGGTTGGAGAAGCAAAGACTGATAAGCAGTGGGGCTTGGTGGATTTGGGTCATTACCCTGCCATGATTATGAGCCATAAGTCTGTCGAAGGTGAATTGTATGAGATAGATGAGCAGATTCTTGCTCGTATTGACAGGCTTGAGGGTGTTGATGTGTTCGGAATGTATAGCCGACAACTCATACCAGTGTTTGTAGATGGCGTAGAATATCCCGCATGGACTTACATTATGTTCCGCAGGGATTTCCACCGACCAATAACAGAAAACGAAATCACATCGAGTTGGTAATATGTTTTTGGCGATAATCATTATATTTTTTATTTACCCAGTGATTTACGCTATTTTTAGCCCACCACCGCCACCTATCGAGCCTAATCCTAATTTCAAAGATTACAAAGGTGACTTTGCTCACGCTCTTATGTTTTTGAGCATGGAAGAGTAGGTCTTTTAAAGACAATGCTTATAGCATAGAATGTGTCAGCCAATAACAACAACAAGCGAGTGCGTAGAGCAATCGTAGAATTGTTGTTTGAACACGGTGCTTGCACTCGTGAACAGATTGCAGAACACCTGCAAAATTACAAAGGTGTGAAGAATGTTCCTTCCCCCAATAGCATTTCGGCTCTTATGTCAAAAAATCCGCAAGTGGTTATCGTCGGACGGGAAAAAGTCGAAATGACAAATGGAATAAACACCCATCATTTTCAATTTGATATTGACCGTGAAGTAATCAAGGACAAGGAGGATTTGATATTCACACGACCAATTTCGGTTATGACACCACGAGAACGCAAGATGGCTATACAGTGTGAGCGTTGCGGTAGAACAAGAATACTACCCGAAAACCAACAACCGTGTCTCTCCTGTCGCAGAAAGGGTTTAAGTAGTGAAGATTAGAACTATATTTCATGGACGAAGTATGGGCGGTTAAACACAGACCTACAACTCTTGATGAATTCAAGGGTCAAGATAGAATCAAGAACGAGTTCGCTCGCATTCTTGATGGCGAAGCACCGATGCAACATTATATCTTTCATTCTATGGAAGCAGGCACAGGCAAAACTTCTCTCGCTCATATCATAGCAAACACACTGGGTTATGCTATCCACAAATACAATGCTTCAAGCAAGCGTCAGCGTGGTATCGAATTCGTTGAGGAAATAGCACTGATGACACGGCTTGGTCAATATGAAACTATTTTCTTTTTGGACGAAGCAGACCAGTTGACCGAAGCGGCACAGTCCTCTCTCAAAGGTGTCATCGAAGATGCACAGGGTTTCTTTATCTTGACTTGTAATGATTTGTCAAAGGTTTCTCCTTGGCTTCAATCTCGATGCCAAGTGCGAACATTCGCACCGATTGACGAAAAACAAATGATGCAAAGGCTTGAAACAATTGAAAGTAAGGAGGGAGTTGAATCTAACCCCGACCACTTCGGTATCATAGCAAGTTCTAACCAAGGTGACTTGAGGAATGCTATCAATACACTACAAGCATATCACTCACTACCTGTCGAAGATAGAACAGATTTTATTCTCTCGCTTCAAGAACCGCCACTGAATAGTCACAGGGTTCTCAAGTTGCTTTTCAAGGAGAAGCAGGTCGAAGAAGCAGTTAAAATGATTGAAGGCGAATACAATCTACGCAAGACGATAGATGCGATATTCCGCTATGGTATAGATTCCTCCGCAGAACCACATAACAAAATGAGACTTGTTGATGCGTCAACACAGGCTCACCGTGATTTGATTATGGGTGTCGAACCGCATTATGTGGTTTGGGATTTTTGTAGAAGGTTGGCGGAGTGAAACAGTTTATATACTGGCGATATAGAAGGTAAAAATGAGGTAATAACTATGGTTGATATAGATACTATGATTGGTAAAATTAGTAAGAATATTGGTTGCACAGAAGATGCACTCCGTTCACGAATGGAGTCCTTCCTTGCAGAACAAAGGAACACATGGCTTGACAGTGGACTGTCGGAAGAGGATTGTAACATCAAGGCTCTACGAATGGTTGGTCGTCAAATCAAATCGGAAAACGACAGACTATCCCGAAGCGGTGCTACTGTCTACGAAGGTATGTTCCTTAGCGTTCCAAGATACAAGGACTGGGCTGAACTTGCTTACAAGAAAATGGCTACACAAATTGCGAATGCACCCGAAGAAGTGATTGATGGATTGGTTGAACAAGGCATTGTTACTCTTTACGAAGATAACAATGACGGCACATTCACCAAGAAATACAACGGCTATCTTGCTCGTGGTGAGGACTTTGACACCGATGTTTCTTCAACAGAAATTGCGGCACTACCAAAGAACACTTACGAAGCAACAGACGGAATTCATTTCCACTTGGTTTGGGACAAAGTAAGCCCGACATTCCCATCGGGAGACAAGAACTTCAAATACGGCAACGCTCGACCTTTGAGCGAGAAAGACCGTTCCTGTATGTTCTTGGGTCGTGCTAATGGCGGTGAAGTCGGACTTCACACATTCCGTTTCAGTGGCACTCTTGCAGAAGAACAATTCCCTGCATTCGTAGCAGGTAGAATTGCTATGCGAAGTGGACGAGGTGATGTCGCATGGGGTAAAGCAGGTGTCTCTACTTTCTACCGTGACGACTCTATCCAACAAATTTTCAGCGATGCACCCGACACTATCATTCAAGGAGTTGATGGTATCGAGTTCCTCAGCGAAGGTCTACAACAGATTCGTTCCTATGTAGAAACTCTTGATGACAAAACACGATGGGACGCACTTGCTTCTGCCCTTACAGAAGTAGTCCACATTGACCCAAGAGACAACGGAGGTTACATTGTGACCGTAGGCGACCTTGATATTATGTCTACTGCGGGAACTGTTGACATCTATGTGCCTGCTTCTCATGAGCAGTATGTGGACTTCTCGGTTGGTAGCACACTGCTTGTTGTAGGACAACCTTACATCAGCCGTGACGATGAAGCACGACTCTCAATCACTGGTTGGTGGTGTGCAGAATCTATGGCACTATCAAGCCCACAAACCGATGACGGAGGTTGGGACTGATGGCGTGGGCTAACTCCAAGCAAGCGGTAGAGCAGTCAACCGTAGTCAAATACGGTGCTGACTACTACCGTGAGCAGTTCAACAAAAAAAGGCAGAACCATGCCCCAATCCGAATGGCGTTGGTCGGCAAGGAAAACACCACTAAGACTGGGACTGCCTGTGACCTCGCTTTGAAGCACACTGATAAGCGAATCATTATCATTGACTGTGACAACTCGGCTCAAAACACGGTGGATTACTTGCTATCCTCCAAGGTAAAAAATGCTGACAAAATCGAAGTCATTCCCATGATTGACGAACTCGATGAGGCGATGTGGGACGAAGAAAACAACTGCAACTGGAATGCAGTAGTTGACAAACTTGAATGGTTCATCTCGATTATCGGTGAGCAAAGTGACGACATCGGGGCAGTCATCTTTGATGGTGGCTCTACATTCCTCAAGTGGTGCGAGTTCATTATGACCGAGCGACTCATCAACCGAGGCGTGATTCAAGAAGAAGGTGACAACTTCAATCAAAAAGAGTGGCGTGAGCGAAACAAGATTTTCAAGAGCGTTCTCAACCGATTGACTGCTCTACCTATCCCCTATGTGTTCTTTACTTTCCACTTGAAAGACAAGAAGCAATACATGGATATTGGTAACGGCACTAAGGCTATGATGAAAGTAGGCGAGGTAGTTGACTGGGTGGATAGCACTCAGCGATTCGTAAGTCAACAGATTTTCTTGACCCGATACACCAAGAAAGGTGACAAGGCGGCAGGCGTTGAAGCCGACAAGAACTTGGCAGAAGGCGAGTTCGTTATCCGTGGCGTAGTCGAAGAAATGAAAGGTAAGAACATGGAACATCTCGGCAAATCCTACGACATTCTTAGAGTCAAGGGCGAGAAGGTTGAATGGAACGGTATTCCGTTGGAGTGGTGAGCATGGACACACTACAATTAGCAGAAGCGGTTGTTAAGCAATCGGAGTTAATCATCTCCACTTTCGAGGCGATTACTAAAAGGCTTGAAGAATTGGAGTCAAGAATTGCCGACACTGAAAACGCTCTCGATGATGTTGACGATAATGGGAAGTTGTATAAGGCAGTTGTCGAACTACAAGACGAAGTAGCAAAAATGAATCCCGATGCGATGCTGATACACAGAATGTGGTGAGTCTCATGAAGGTGAATAATAAGATACTGAGTCATCTGTTATCTGCCACTTCAAGAGAACAATTCATCAACGGTAAAAATCAACAACAGGTTAGTAGTTGTGTATTGAATCTAAAAGATTCAGTCCTCCAAACTATCTGCATAGTCAAGGACGGCAAGACCAGTCTCTCAAGATTCTCATGCAAAGTGGACGAGCAGAAAGACGATACTATCCCTGTTCCCGATATTGATAGACTAAATGGTGTTCTCAAGTATCATGGAGAGACAGTGACACTGACTTTCAACAAAGAAAAAGACTCAGTGCTTGTCAAGTCCTCTAACAAACAGACTACTCTTGTTGGTGGTTTCAACTCCAAGGCTTACGAGAACAGTAGAGATACTCTCGCCCAAAGAGAAGAACAGGCTATCGAAAGGTCTAAACAAATCAAAGGCGACACTTACATTGTTAAAGACGGTGAGCAAATCAATCCGTTCTTTACTGCTGAGATAGAATCTTCGGTGCTTTGGGACGCTCTTAGGTGCGATGGAATCAACGGGCAGAAGTTAAACCGATACAGATTTGACTTCGACGGTAGCGAGTTATCTGTTTCTGTTGGCGACCATTTCAAAGGTATGACCACCAGTATTCTGTGCGACGAGTATTCGGGTGATGACTTTACTGCTGAGTTTGAAGGTGGATTAGAAAACATCATCAAGCATTACAGTGGTAAGGTTAAACTGTCATTCCTTGACTTCTCGGAATACAATCAAGGGACTCGACTGATACTGAGTTTTACTAACGGTGACTGGGTATTTCAAGCGGGGGTATTGTGACGAATCGAGATAATGACTTTCATGTTTTCAAAAACATACCTTCGTTTACTGTCGAAGAAGTAGAAGCAGTGATTCGTGGTCATGTCCTTGAAGATTGGCTCTACTCCAACAGGAGAAAGGGTCAACTATACTGGAAAATAACCATGTTATGCGTTTTGCATTACGACTTTGAAGAAGGTGAGAAGTTTACCAATCACGACATAAAAGATTGTGTAGTGAGAAGAAACGGTAGAGTTCTTAGAGTATCTAACGAAAGGATTGCGGCATTTATGAAGTTCATTTGTGCCAAAGACCCAAACTACGAGAAACTCGGTAGATATGTTTTGGGAGAAAGCGGAGTCGCACAAACAGTGTATTTGAAGAAAGGTGAAGAAGATGAGATATGAATGTATGGATTGTGGTCATGTAGGATTTATTGTTCTTGGTAGTAATTCTATTATCAAGGCAGAACCTACTAAGATAAACACGACTTGTCCCCAGTGCAGTTGGGTCAATCAAATAGTAATGCAAATCAAGTGTAGAAATGAGTCATATCGTGACAAGAAGTGGCTTCAACAAAAGTATGAGAAAGACGGACTTTCCATGCAGACTATTGGGGACTATTGCGGTGTGAGTGCTATGACTATCCACATTTGGTTAAACAAGCATGGTATTGAGACTCGAAAGCGTGGTTACAACAAGAACTAAATACTGACGATAATAGATTGTTTGATATGATTGTTTCACACAAGAATGGCAGAACAATATCGGTAAGGTATCGTGACCCCGAAACGCTTGAGCGTAAAGAGGAACTGATTACTCGACACCCCTACTGTTTTGTTGACAAGAAACCTTCCGATACCTACGGTATCATCGTAGATGATGAGAAATACGAAGGTGTTTACGGAGAGGAATTGACGAAGGTTTCATTCCGAACCGATTATGATAGGTCGGAATGGGTCAAGCATTACAGGGGTTCGACATGGGAGGCTTCAATGCCTTTCGCTAATCAAATACTCAATGATAGAATCCTTGAAGGAGAAGAACCATTCCCCAACTACGAGCATAGGGTTTGGTATCTTGACGGTGAATGGAAACAGGAATCGGGTGAGATAACTATACTTACTGCTTTGGATTCATATACAGGCAAAACATACACATGGCTCACCCACCCCGAAGTCAAAGCGGGAATGGTGAATTCTATACCATGTAAAAATCACCCCGATGGGTTACAAGAAGTTGTCTTTGACCCTCCCGCTAAAGCATTTGCTAACGAGAGGCAACTACTTGCTGATTTTGCGGCTCACATGAAGAAACAAGACCCCGACATCATAGCAGGTTGGTATGTTGTTGACGCAGATATTTACCAAATCTGCACGAGAATGCGTAGGAATGGACTGAAACCCGAATCACTATCCCCTCTCAACAAACACATCTACAAATACAACTGGTCGGACAAGCGTTGGAATCAACCCATCGTAGCCCGTATCTGTTTTGATTTGATGGTGGCGTTCAAGAAACTGTGGACGATAAAGAACGGGCAACTCGCAGGGCAGAAACTCGATGACATAGCAGATTTTGTTTTGGGAGAACGCAAAGTTCCTCTTGAGGACGGTCATGACACCTACTACACTGACATAGGAACTTATGTGGACTACAATCGCCAAGATGTGAGGCTTCTGCCTAAACTTGACGAAGTAGTAAATGCCACTGGGTATTTTACATCACTGCAACATCTAATTCAATGCGAAATAGAGACTACTCCTTTGACTACACTACCTGCTTCTTGCTTGTTCATTCAAGACCAAGAATTTGACCTACGAATACCCGACAAACCAAAGTTTGCTAAGGTTGATTATACGGGTGCTGATGTGCAAGATGTCGAGGCAGGCATCTATCACAACATGGCTATCATGGATATTAAAGCGATGTATCACTCAAATGTGAAACTACACAATATTTCGTGGGACACGATAGATGAGAACGGTATTGATTGCGGCAACGGAACTAAATTCACAAAGGATAGAAGCGGGTTGCTCGGCAGGGCTATGGATAAATTGACTGTCAAGCGTAACGAATACAAAGCGTTGATGAAGCAGGCTCTTGCAGATGGCGACATGAAGGCTTACAAGAAGTATGACGGTAGCCAGTTTGCTACTAAGTCAATGGTCGCCTCCCTCTACGGTGTGGCAGGCGATTCTAAGTATGGTATGTATCACCCCGACATCGCTTCTGCTATCACATTCACATCGAGACAAACACTATATCGTCTGCGTGATGAGTGCAACAGTCGAGGCTACCCAGTGAGATACGGGCATACCGATTCTATCTTTTGTGAAGTCCCTACTGCCGAAGAGGGTCTTGAGTTGGTAGCCGAAATCAACAAGGCTATGCACCCTATCGAAACTGAGTTTGAAAAGTGGTGCGAATCAATGATTCTCAAGGCTAAGAATCGCTACGCAGGTAAAGTCACATGGACTGATGGCAGATACCATGACCCCGACTACTACTACAAAGGCTTGGAACTCAAACAGGCACGAATGCCGAAGGCTATGAAGCAAAGTATGGATAGCATACTTCGTGCAATCCTCGACGGTAAACACCAAAATGAGATTGATGATTTGGTTTGTTCTCTAATTAGACAAGGTGTTGACGGGGATATGGGCGAAGATTTGCTAATGATTGGCAAACTCAAGCGTCCACTTTCTTCATACAAGACACTAAGCGGTGCTACCGCAGGCGTGGTGTGGGCTAAGAAACATCTCAACCGTTCTTATGAGGTTGATGAAGCATTCCTAACTGCCGTGAACAAGCAAGGGCAGTTCATGGCTTTCGATTCGCTCGATTCAATCAAGGGCGTAAGCGAAGTTGATTGGTCGGAGATGACTGAAAGATACATTGTCAAGAAGGCTTGTGATATTTACGAACTGGTCAATTGGGACACACAAGTTTTATGGAACGCCCACCGAGGCATAAGGAATGTGGAATGGATTTAAATACTGGCGTGATAGGTGTTTAAGTATGGCAAACAAAAGAAAGATGACAGGAATGGAATTGACACAGGCAGTAGCACAACTCGGTGCGTCTGTTCAAGCATTGGGGCAAGCAGTTGCTCAAGATATGGGGCAGATTATGGGCGTGTTGTCGGGCTTACTACAACACATGGGCTTGATTGAAGAGTTCAAGTGCGGTTCATGTGGCAGTGATTTGAGTTATCCTAAACTCGAAGGTATCACTGCCCCTACCAAGTGTCCCCATTGTCAAAGCGATTTGACAGAAGATATTCCAAGAGAAGAAGAATGATTATTAAACAAACGGTGCGTGGTGTTGAACATGGTTAGAGTTTTACTACTTAAGGACGATGAAAAACTCGTTGAAGAGGCTCTTACCCACACAGGTAAGAGGGACATCTATCTCGCTATGGACGAGAATGTCGAAAACAGATTCCGAATCGAAGCACTCGGTCTTGACCGATACGCTCTCGTCGGTGCTGATGTAGACCATTCAGCATACGATGTAGTTCTCGGAGGCTCAAAACCCGCACCAAAGAAAACATACGGCAAGAAATCTAAGAAAGAGGAACTTGCCGCAGAAGTTGAGGCGGTAGCAGATGAGTCAAGTGAAGAAATACTCGAATGAGTGGTATAAGATACACGGTCAAGAATTCGGGCATACAAACCCGATAAAAGCGGCACAGGGAGGCTACCCTGTTCGTTTGTCTAAATCATCGTTTATTCAATACGATTCTTGTCCCCGTAAATACTGGTGGAATGCCGTAGCAGAAATTAGAGAACCCCCTACTCATTACATGGTTCACGGAACTGCGGTGCATAGAGCATTGGAAAATGCTTATGGTAACTGGGATAAAGAGGACGAGAAACCTACTGAACTGTTGCCACTCGCCCTAAAGGATTGGGAGGCTGACGGTCATCATGTCCCCCATCAACATTGGGACGATGACCAAAAGACTACCTATGAGATGTCTGTCGAGGCTTTGATGGAACTTGAAGAAGAACGACTTAAGCGTTGGGGATTAGAAGGCTTCTCCCCAGTGGAGTTTGAAGTAAAGCATACTATCAAACACCCCGAACATAATGTCATTTTGGTAGGTATGATTGACGGTGTGCTTCGACACCCCGACGGCTCTCTTGTTATTGCTGAATTGAAAACTGGTAAGGCTACCAAGGGTAAATTGACAAAGACTCGCAAAGAACTGTGCTACTATCGGTATATGCTTTCGCTTCTTGGTTACGAAGAAGCAGTTTATTTCTACTATTTGTTCCCCGAATGCACTAACACGGACTTGTATCATGAGTTAGATGGTAAGAAAGGAACAGAAGTGTGGTTGGGTAATTTGCAGGGTATGGCGGTTCTTGAGAAGGTCAACACCCGTAGTGTGAATGCTATGCACAAATCCTTAAACAAGGCTTGTGAAGGTATCACTAATGGCGTTTGGGACATGAAGTGGAATGACTACTTCTGCACCGAATGGTGCGGGTTCAACCTGTCCTGTGAAAGTCAACTGCTTGGTCTTGAAGGCGACCCAACACTTTCATATACTGCCGATGGAGAGTGATTAAACATGGAATGTCCAAAATGCAAAGGAAAGGAATATGAAACTGATGCTATGATGTTGGTCATGGGTCAAGAGGGTGCAGACGAAAAAATGCTTGTGGTTCACACTTGTAAAGCAGAAGGTTGTGGGGAAAAATGGAGAGGCAAAGCCTATTGAAGTTCCCAAGAGAGATAGGGCTAAAGAGAGCATTGGTGAATCAAAAACCAGTCTACGAAAACTATGTTCGCAAACTCGGTAGGTTGTCATCATGCTACACAAGTCTATACGCTTTCAAGAATGTGGACGAAGAGGGCAAGCCCGATTACAGAACCGCTATCATAGACCGAGCGTGGTGGGACTTTGACGCAGGGGAACGGGGAGGAATCGAACTTGTCAAGCAAGATGTCGCTAAACTTATCGGGCGATTGGTGGGAGATGTGCGACTGGTCGCAACTGGACGAGGCTTCCATATCCACCAAATTTTCTCGGAATCAGTCGTAGGCGAAGAGTATCGTCTGCCGCTTGAACACTATCAACGCAGAATGGCAAGAGGGCTTGTCACTCTCGATGGCGTAGGCTTCCCCGAAAAGATGACGAGAATCCCCTCAACATACAATCCAAAAAGAAATAGGTGGGCGGTGATTATTGATGCACAGGAGTTTGCCAAAAACCCCGAAAACTATCACATACCTACCACTCCTTCCCCGAAATACGAACATTTAGACCCCTTTGGTGACTGTGATACGGAAAATGGCTTTGATTTTGTATCTTGGGTAGCAGATTACAAACCTATCAAAGATGACTACACGGTAGTTGAAAGCGTAGAACTTGAAGAGGGGTTCTTGAACGCAGGCACAGTTCCACTGATGCCCTGTCTCGCTCACGCAGTCAATCAAGATAACCCGCCCCATCATGTCCGTGTTGCTCTTGTTCAGCACATGGCTGATACCTTAAGAGATTTTGCAGACCCACAGGCTATCAGTCCCGAACAAAAAAAACTCATCGAAGATGAAATTTTTGATTACATAAAGAGTTTGCATTGGTCAAATTGGAATCCTACTGTGTCAAGAAAGGGAATCAAGACGACTATGAAATACAAGAGAACACCGTCATGTGCATGGTTCGTAGCAAGAAATATGTGTGCAGGTAAGTGTTGGAGATACGATGGGACGGTAGAAACGCCTAACTAATCTGCGTTGTCTTATTAAAGAGACACAGATATGGGTATATCAATGCTGATAGTAGACGATAGAGAGAACGACCTTTTGATACACAAACTGTATTCTGTTATGGGTAAGAAGGAGAATGGCGGTCATGTTTTTGTCAAGCGTCTTATTTCTGCGGATTATATCATGGGTGAAATCGGCATTGAAGCAAAAGAGATAAACGACCTGTATCATTCTATTTTGGGTCATGGTCGAAGCAGAACAATTATGGGTCAACTAACAGACCTTGTGAATAACTTTGAAAGACCTATGCTTGTTGTCTATGGGACGAAACTCAAGCCGTATGTTAGAGGTGGAGGACGAGTCGCAATCGCAAGAGAGATGAAAAAGATGATGGCGGTTATCAAAAAGTTCAAACAAAATCTATATCTTGCATTCCCCCAAATTCAATACATGGAACTATCCAGTATGGACGAAATGGTAGATTGGTTATCCTCGATGCACCATAACATGAGAGTTAGAGGTGTCAGCACT